CAAAAAGCGGCGCTTATTACGCTTCAGATTACTCAGTAGAACTCCTAGAACGCCAAAGAGGACTATATAAACCGTTCACGGTGAACTTAATACCAATGGAGAAAGCATAATGATCAACGTCTCAGATAATTTTAAACAGGCTATGAGGAAGCCTGTAAAAACTATTACCGCTTCACTAGTTTTAGATGATAATACTGTAATTACTGGTAGCGATAAGCTAATTAAGGTCACAATTGATTCCTCTGGCCACTTATTCGGTACTGCTACTTCTGTAATTAATGTTGAGCTGTTTGGTACTGATTATAATCTAGTTGATCACACATTTAGTGTAATAGCTAAAACTCTTGTCGATATTGAGAATGATACTTGGGAAGAGGCGAACCTTGGACTTTTTTATGTCGAGGAATCCACTGCAGATTTCGAAAAGAAGACTACCAAAATCAAGGGTTACGACCTTATGGGCAAACTTGCTAAAACCTCCTATAACTCTGGCACGATTCAATTCCCTTGCACGGTTAAAGAGCTAATTAATCAACTTGCAGAGCGCTTCGAGTTTACAATCGATACTGATCTCGATAACCTACCAAATATTACCTATCAGATTCCTGAAGACCTGTATGCGAAGATCTCGAATTGTACCTACCGTGATATTCTAGGCGAAATCGCAGGTGCTACTGCTGCTATTGCGGTGTTTAATGGAAAAACTTTATCATTTAGAGATAGCAAGAAGAAGCCAGATGAAGATGAAATCTGGACTTACGACAATCTCAAGACCCTAAAATACAAGCCAAAATATGGTCCAGTGAATGGCCTAGTATTAGCTCGTACACCTCAAGAAGACAATATCGCAATATCTGATAATGACTCTATTACGACTAACGGTCTTACAGAAGTGAAGCTAGCTAATAATGAAATCCTAGATGATGATCGAAGAAACTTAATTGATCCGATCTTCAATTCAATCAAGGGACTATCTTATCATCCGTTTGAAGCAGAGACTACTGGTCTTGGTTGGCATAAGCCGGGAGATCTTGTATCAGCTCAAGCTGGTGGTGGGCTAATGAATGGAAGGACCATTGGGTGGCTTGGTCAGGAGAAGTTTTTGGGCAAAAACCTTATTAAGTTCAACGCTAATTTCACGTCCAATGGCATCTCGGTCAAAACGAATAAAGATGGACGTATCACAGAAGCTAAAGGCACAATGACGGCTGGTTGGGCTGTATTGTCTAAGTTTTATGACGATGTGTTATTCCCTGCTGGAACATATACCTTCTCTGTGGATAGAACATTGAACCATACTCTAACTGTGTCTGGCGGTTATATCGGAGGTGGGGGTTTTAATGCCAACTTGAATGTTGGGCAAACAAAAGTAACATTTACTGCCAGTACCCCATTTAGAACAATGAGACTTGTGGTTTCTGATGCCGTTGGAACAAATATTAACTTAGGAGCTTTTACCCCTAAATTATCGCTTGGCGATACTCCAACCGATGAACCATATATCGGTGACGATACTTCAGCTGGTTATAAAAATATGTTCGATGAATTCTCAGGTCTTCCTGTGAATAAAAATGGTTTATCTTTAATCAACCAAGATGGTGTTCTAAAACTCTCTGGTACGCCAGATAGAGACTGGGTGCAACTGGTTAGCCGAGATATTACAAATATCTTAATGAATAACAGACCGTATACAATCGTTCAATACAATAATCCAAATACTAAGTTTTATGTTGAAATCTCTGCCCGTAAAAAAGATAGTAGTGGTTACGACGTAATTGGTAATAAAACATCTAGAACTCATAATTTTACTGCTAATTTTACGCTGTACGACCGTTACAACATGGTAATTATGTGTGGTAAACAGGACGATACCACCCCACTACCTCTATATGGTAACTTCGGACTATATTATGGTACTTTTAATGAAAATAACCTGCCTGAATACACCCCTTACCTTACTCCAGTAACTTCGCCAAGACCGATTGCACCTACAAGGGTAAACGAGATAATATATAAACAATATATTTTAGACACTAACTTATACAAGCCAAAAGACAATTATAGCTCTAATGGTATTACTCATACGATCTTGCCGGATGGAACGATTGAGTCTAAGGGGACAAGTACTATTAGTTGGTCTACAATTGGCAATTATCAGTTAGTTCTAGAGCCTGGAATCTATGAATTTAGTAGAAGTAGTGCTGATTGGTCTGTATCTCTTGACTCTAATACCGGTAGAAATCATACATTAGCCTCAATGAGATCGGGGCAAGGAAGAACTATCTTTGAGATCACGAAGAAAGAAACTGGCGTTTATTTAGCTTTTCTACCTGGAGCTGGTAGTACGATGAATAATATTGCCAAATTTAGTATCAAGAAGGCTATTAGCGCGATAGTTGCAGTTACCGATAAAAACTTGTTAAAAATTGGGACTGGCACTACTTCAAACGGTCTTTTTTCATCAGTAGCAGATGACGGGACTATAGCTTATTCAGGACAAATGACTAGTAGCTGGGCGAACATTACTAGCTATATTGATTTTGATTGTCCACTACCATCTGGTACATACACATTATCTATCGACCATCCTAAATCCCATAGAATTGTCTTCAAATATAAGATGGCTAATGGCTTGACTTCAGAAATTAGCGCCAATCTTACGGCAACTTCAACTTCTAGAACTTTTACCACAACGCAGCCAATTGTTGCTGGATACTTATATATTGCGGCAGCAAATGGTTCAAAATTAGATGATACGGTTAAGGCTCAGCTAGAAGTTGGAAACGTGGCTACTGATATAGTAAGCTACGAGGAACAGAGTTTTACTTTGCCTGAGAATGATAACTTATATAAACTCACAGACGATGTCTATGATGAGATTAAGCTAGAAAATGGCGTAGCTAAATTAATCAAACGAGTCGGTAAACTAGAGTTGAGCGGCGACGAAGAAAAGATTACTTATTGCTATACTTCAAAGGCTGGCACTATTGGATTTAAATATAAAAATCCATCTGGCGAGACAATTTTTACGCAGCAAAATTCCACAGCGAATATTATTTGCTCACATTTGACCGCTATCAATGAGGATGCGGTATATACAACAAGAGAAAACAAAACGGGCGTAGCAATCTATGGCGGTTATAATAATTTTCCAAAGTATTCTAGCACTATGGGCTTTTGGTTCACTGTTCCCGACCAACTCAACCTTGGTATCACCGACGTTGCCTCTTTCAAAAACTGGCTCAAATCAGAGAAAGTCAAGGGTACCCCAGTTACTGTCTACTATGAATTAAAGGAGCCTCAAATCACTGAACTTGGCAGAACTAATCTCAATCAGGTTTATATTACCGATACTCACCTAGAACTCGGAAACGGCATCAAAGAAACCATTAAAGGTATCGCTCCAACCGTTACACAAACAGATTACGCAAGAGCAGGTGGAATCACTAAGACCATTTATAATACTGAAATTAAGGTCGATAAACAGAAGCAAGAGATTGAATCGATCGTTTCTAGACAAACACAAGTAGACCAACAGATTACTGATGAATTTTCGAAGATTACACAAAATATTAAGAATGTAGTCACTACAATTCAGACTACAGGTGGTGGCAATCTTATCAAGAACTCTGTTGGTTATGCTAAAAACCAAGATGGAACGTTAGTAGAATGGACTAAGAATAACACTGGTGAGATTAAAAGCTATACTAGTCCAGAATCCAAATCTTATGGCGCTATTTCTGGCAATGCAATTGAACTTAAAAAGGGCGCTAGTATTACTCAGAGACTCAACGTGGCGTCTAGTGGCAAAATTCCATATTCTTTATCATTTAGAGCTAAAAAAGGCGCCATAGGTACCGCTACAGTTAAATTAAGCAATACTATCGATAGCTTTGTAATTACAATTCCTGAAGGTAAAGAGATTATATGGCAGAATTACGATTTAACCAACCTTGACCCTAGCATGAACTATCTTGATATTACGGTATCGACCAGTAATAACTGTGAGCAGTTCTTAATTACTGACTTAATGGTTAATATGGGCGATCAGTCAATTCCTTGGGTGCAAGCTAATGGTGAAATCCTTAATACTCAGGTAGCAGTTAACGACCAAGGTATGATGGTCTCTTCAAGTGTCTATTCTGGAGATTATGTTCAAATCACGCCTCTTGGTATGAGTGGCCACTCTAATGTTACGGGTACCGATGAAGAGGTTTTTAAGCTGAACCGTGATGTTACTGAAACATCTAAGCTGAGTGCTAGAAAAGAAATTTCTATGGATCCCATTAAAATTATCCCAGTAAAAGATGGTGATATGGCTGGATGGAACTTTGTAGGGTAGGAGGTAAAAAATGAATAACGGCAACTTTGAGACAAGAAACACGGGCGGTGCTGGTTATCCTAATCGTCTTAGATTCGAGTGGTGGTTGATCGAGCAAGATATTGCTGGTAATCGCTCTAGAATTGGATTTAAACTCTTTGGTACTGGCGGAACTGCCCCATCTTCTTGGGTTAAGCTTTTTAAGGCTTACGCTAATGTGGCAGGTCAGACTTGGAGTACTGGGGCGCATAATCTTTACAATGGAACTATCCTAGTCCAAGGCGATAAATGGATTGGCCATAACGCTGATGGCACTGGTTGGTTTGAGACTTATGCGGATGGTGCAATCTATAAGGCTAATTACAACTCGTTCGGTAAAAGAGGCTGGAATTTACCAACAATCCCAAGAGCTTCACAGCCATCTATTAGGACCTTTCCAAATAATACGCCAGACTTTAATTTAGGCGAAACAATTATGATCCACATGAACGCCGTGAACGGTTCATTCAGACACACTGTTTACTTCTTGTATGGAGATAAGACATATAAAATCGCTGAAAACATAAGTGCTAACTGTCAATTCAATACGGATCTAGTAGCAGAAGATATTTACAAGATTACTACTTCAAAAAAGGCATATTCAGGTCAGATCAAGGTTGATACGTTCTTAAATGGTAATTTAACTGGAAGTAAAACCTGTCATTATAATGCACATTTAGTGGATGTTGAGCCTACTTTTACTGACTTTACATATTTTGATTCAAACGGAACGACAAAAGCCATTACTGGCAACGATCAGGTATTTATTCAAGGTCAATCTCGATTATCTGTGAAGATCGCTAAAGAGAAAAAGGCTGAAGCTAAAAAATATGCAACGATGACTAAGTACTTAGCCTCTGCTTTTGGCATCTCTGTTACGAAAAACTACTCGGCAACTTCTGACGTACAAATTGACATTGGGGCTGTGAATGCCAGCACTAATCAGATAGTAAGCGTGTCAGCGATAGATTCTCGCGAATTTACTACTACTAAGACCAAAAATATTGCTGTAATTCCCTATTCAAGACCAACCATAAACGTTTCTGCTGGTCGTAAGGGTAATTTCGAAAATGAGACTATTGCAAAAATTAGCGGCAATATTGCCTCTTTAAAAATTGGTAATATTGAAAAGAATGGCATATTAAGCCTAAAGTGCCGGACCAAGTCTAGTATGGATTCTAATTTTGGTCCCGCACAAAACGTACCATTTACCATTGGTTCAGACATGATATTGAGAGTGCCGGACTTTCATATCGCTCTTGATAACACTTTAAAGCACACACTTGAATTTGAAGTTATAGATAAACTATCTAGTGTTAAGGTTTATGTCGAGATTGATGTTGGTATCCCTATATTTAGAATTTCGACTAAGACCAAGAAGCTTTACAATAATGAAGAAAGAGTCTTAACAGAAAGAGATACTATACCAGCTAATAAGATTCAGGGGCCAGTATTAGTAAAATTTTCAGCAACAGCGACTCCTTATGGGGTTCTTGATAATGGTAAGGTTGTATACCGCAGGATAATAATTGGTAATGGCGATATCCCTTCCACTATTCCGTTCCAGTCTTTCACGCAGATCATATCTGCCACAATGACCGCCCAGCATAAAAGTTCTGGCAATAACTGGCGTACCATCCCGTGGCTATATAACAGTAACGATACTAACTGGTCGGGTGGCTTCGTCATTAATGGCGATAATAGGCAGATACTCACACAGATTGGAGCGGAACTTCGCAAATGTAGCTCGTGGTGTGTGGTTGTTGATTTCTGCGCGGATTAATATGTTATAATGCTTATAGCTACTCCAGTTTGCAACTTTCTGGGCGAGAAGTAGCAAACTCATTTTTCTCTGCTCTGACTTAGCGTATGCTATAATCAAAGCAAATCTACGACTACGTTCCCCAAGCGTAGTCGTTTTTTATGTAAAGGAAAAACAATGTTAGATAAAATTATTGCAGCGGCAGTTGGAGCAGGCATCTTAGGATCTGCATATCTGCTAGATCTTCTTATTGGAATTGTAAAAGTCATCTTTACTCCCAATCTAAAATGGTCTTGGAAAAAGATGTTCCAAGATCTAGTTAAGGCTATCATTTGGGCTACTGGAGTCATCGGAACAGTAGCTTTGCTTGAAATCACAAACTGGTATGCTAAAAAAGTTGGAGCAGATATGTCATTTTTGCAGGACGCTTCATTTCCTATTTTAATTGCAGGTATTTTAGGTGGTGTCGGTTGGTATTTAACCAATACGCTCAAAAACATTGTTGCTTTCATTAATAAGAAGACAGAAGTAAAGATAGACGAGTCGCAGGCAGATTATACAGGTTTAACTTCTGATGTAGTAAAGACGGCTAAAGAAATTGCAGAACTCATCACTCCTAAACATACTGTCAATAATACCCAAACAGACGAAAAAGCTAAACCTACAGAAGAAGAAATTATAGAGGTTGGGCAAGGAGGAGATAATCCTTTATCTAGGAGACTGCCTGATGGTGATAACGATTATGGTAAGGGATGGCAATGTACTAAATATTCATGGTATCTAGCTTCTGGTATTCGAATGAATTATACTCCACATCCTGATTATGGACCATGTGATGGTCAAGATATGGTAAATTATCTCGTCAATAAGCTTGGCTGGGTACGATGTGGCAAGCGTAATGGTGCTATTTTTGCATATTCTGCAGGTGCTTATGGTCATACCGGTAATGTTGTAGATGCAGCAAATAATATCGTAAATGATGCCAACTGGACGCCACTTCGAGTTTCTACACATTATCTTAATCTTGATGCTGTGGAAGCTGTCTATGCTTGTCCTAAATCCATGTTGGAAGCTGAGAAACCTAAACCAGCTTTAGTTCCTGCAACTCCTACTCCTGCACCACAGCCAGCTCCAAGTAATGAAGTTAGCTACACTTATCAAGAAGGCGATACGTTCGGTGCTGTAATATTGAAACTTGGTCTTCAAACTAATCATGGTCTATGGGACAAGGTTAATGGAGATGTAGCTTTTTATACAAATCAACTTTATGAACAAGGTATTTATGGGAATATTCCAGTTGGTACGACTATTAAATTAAGACGAAGACAATAATGAAAATTGCGGTGGAGGACATTACAGCGTTTATTTCTGTAGTGGCTGGTGTAATTACGGGAGGGCTTGTTATCTTTAAGTTTGTAAACTCTATCGTACAAAAGTGGATATGTAGCCTACTTAAGCCAGTAAACGATAGAATAGACGAGTCTAACAGAATTATAATGGCTAGACTCGATGCAAACGCTGAAGAACTTAAACAAATGCAGCTCGAACAATACAAGAACTTCTTAACTAGATATCTTGCTGATATTGAACGAGATACTGAACTAACAGAAATTGAGCTTGAACGTTTTAACGACATCTATACAAAATATGACAACCTTGGCGGCAATTCATATGTCCATAGAAAAATTGACAAATATAAAGAACAAGGTAAACTATAAGTAGGAGCAAGAACTATTAAGTTATTGTTGAGAGATTTTATAAAGACCTAGAAATAGGTCTTTATTTTTTATTTACAATAAAAAAGCCCCTAAGTAGGGGCTAAGGGGAGGAATTATGCAATTGTTAAGAACTTATCTATCAATGGAATTACTTTTGTGCCGTCTTTTACGTAAGCTAACAGGTATTCGTGCTGATTCTTATCTATTAGATCCATCAAATTTAGCCCAATCTCATGGGCACCATCAAATTCGACTTCGAGATTATAGTTGAACACGGTGTTATCTTGAATGTCTTTAAACCTGCAGTTAAACCCAGCTAAGCAGTATTTAAACTCACCAATTCTCTCTTGAGGAATTGATATATCAACAATAAAATGCAAACGCATAAAATCACCTCCTTATAAATGTTCTCCCACTTATATTTAAGTATAACAGAAATAAATATATAACAATTAAGATATGAAGATATAACAATTAAGGCTAGACTAACAGCGACAGAACAGCCAGTTTAGTCAACTTAAGATATAATAATAGGCTTAACTTGATATAACAAAAATACCCCAGAAAGTGTTATTTTTGATAAGAGTTCACTAATGATAGTACTTTATGTGAATTGATAGTTTTCATTGTTTCTCCTAATCTGTATAGCCTATACTTATAATCACATCCTTAATATCACCGAGCTTTTTAAGTTGCCTCTTTTGTCTCTTGCGAAGTCTATGATGATAAATCTTACGAACTCTCTTGTCTCTGCCTTTTCTGCAGTGATAACAAGAACATCCAGTGTGCATCTTAGCGTTTATCATCGCGTACTCCTTAGGTACTCGTCAATAATTTGCTTGCATTCATCAAACCCGACCCCAAACTCTGCTCTATAACCCCTCGCACGCAGGTTTTCAAGCATTCCTGCTTGTTCTTCAATATGTTTATCAAACCAATCTCCCTTTTTGCGGATTTTAGTGTCGCCTTTCAAGATCTTTTTTGCATCTTTATCGCGTTTTAATTTTGTGCCGTCTTTTTTAATTTCGATATAGAGTCCGAAATAAAGCCCCCACTCACGTACAGGACTATTCCATACATTCGTACTTGATTCAGCTATAAATAGATCTGGATAGCCCCTTTCCTGATGTAGCCTCTTGTGCTTCGCTGCTTGACCAGGTGTCAATTTAAGATCGGCTGCGAGATCGAAGCGATAGATTACGTCTGGGTATTGTTTCTGCAAGTATCGAGCGATCTGCTCGTAGAGATTATGTTCGGAGTTGTATTTTATCGGTCTAATAGCCATGTCAAAATATCATCCTTGCCCATACGTTTAGATATTTTTCGTTTTAGTCGCTTTGCTTCTTCGGCTAAATCATCACAACCAGCATCTTCTAAGTGGCAAATTACTTCGCCAAGGTCACTCCATGCATAATCGAGATATTCCTCTTTATCTATTCTGCTCATTATTATTCCTCTTCACTTGATTTAATTAAATGGTTAATTTTAAACAATGCCTCTTGAGTCTGTTTGCTATGTATTTGTAGCGCAGATCTGATAACAAGTAGATCTTCATAACTCAGATCAGCTTCATTTGGCAGTAGAATATCCATTTTCTCTCTCTTTTTTTAATAACTCTTCTAGTGTTACAGGCATGAAGTTATTCACATCTACCCCAACATTGAACGCATTCTCTTCTTTTAGCTGTAATTCTTCTTTAGAATGGACATGACCATATAGGTGGATTGAGCCATAGCGTTTAAGATTCCAGTTCTGTATTGGGTAGTGAAAGAGAATAACCGTACGCCCCTCATCTTCTATCTCTAAGTAATGGTGTACTGAATCAAATAGACTACAAAGGTTTTTATTCCTAGTGAAGTAATCGTGATTGCCTATGATCAAATGCTTTTTACACTTTATTCTTTTGATTAACTGACTAACTTTGTTTGGGGTCTTCTCTAATGTGAAGTCTCCTAGAATATAAAGTTCGTCATTATCTGAAAGTCGGTAATTGTTATTATCGATGATAGTGTTATTCATCTCCTCAATTGAGCTAAATGGTCTATTCTCGTATTTAATGATGTTTGTATGTGATAGATGTAAATCAGATGTATAGTATTTCATTTTTGAATCACCTCCATGTTTTTTGGCTAAACTCCCAGAGTTCACCAAAGTCCTTAACGGTTGGGTGCGCTCCGTCCGCTAAGGTAGTATTTTTGTTAAATTTATCAAAGCTTTCATTGCAGTCATAAAAATAGTAGCTGAAATCCTCGCCGAGGAGATCTAGTACTACGTCCATGATTAAGTCAGAAGCGCTAGGAAAGCCAACAAATCCCATGTAGACTTTGTATTTTCCATTTATAGTTTCGAGATTATTACTTAATTCTTTTTCGTAATTCTCCTGCCTAGAGTAGGCTTCTGCTAATTTTATGAATGCTCCCTTACTTAATTTATTTGTCATTTGTTGTTTTCTCCTTGCTCTTCATGTCCATACAAAACCTCTAACGGAGCATCTCGAAAGAACCTACCAATACTAGATATTTCTGGATAGAATTTAGTAACCTCATCAGGCTTAGACAATTCTGAATAGTCATATTTAGAGGCGTATTCTAATAATGGGTGCATTCTTAACGCCCTAATCACAAGTGCAATTTGCTCCCTTGACGGCAGTGGAATATTGCCAAAAAGACTGCTATCCTGAATAAGTGTCGGTATGATGTAGTCAACGATATTCTGCCTATTAGGCATTGTCTTAGTTTTATGCCCTGTGTACAAGCAACGACATCGTGGGGCGAAGAGAAACTGGGTATCATCTTCCATATGCTAACCTATATATCCTTCATACATCATTTATTTTGCCTCCGTGCCATAAACGCCACGATGTTCACGTTCAGCCTTACGATAAGTCAGCCAGAGGATAGCCTCATCAATCTTATCTATGGCTAATTGATTCTCACGGCAAGGCAGTTTGTTGTTATAATCGGTTAGTTTTGCTCGGGCAATAATAAGTAGGTCTTCAATGAAGATGCCATTTCTCTCTGTGCTAGCAGTACTGCCAGTTTGAAATTTAATATCTAAGACCTTTCTGTCGTTAATCTCTTCGATACACCTATCTGCCATATCATGGTCTTTGATACTAAATAGTTTTTCTAATGCGTTATAATTCATGTTTTTCCTTTCTAGCCCCACACTTACCACACTTGCCGTTTATTGTATGTGTCATACAGTAGCAGTTTTTGCAGAGGCTGACTTGGGTGTTATCTTTCATCTTGTTTAGCTCTTTATCAACATTAAATTTTTTCTTTTTGCTTGCCATACGGATTTTTGCCCAGTAGATTTGCTTGTCGCTCTTAGAATGCATGGCAGGCTTATGAGAACTAAGCTTTCCCCAATCTACTGGTACATCAAATTCATTCTTCTTCATTAGTCTTGGTTTCCGATCCAATTTCTATGTACTCTGGTTCACGAGACTCAAAAAGTGCTATAATCAGTTCCATTCCATTATAGAATCCACACATATACTCATTTGTAATATTTTGTCTTTGTATCCCAAGTATATATTTTGCTGTTTTTATTTTTTCAGCGAATAATTTATTCTTCATTTTTATTCTCCAATAATTCAGGATTATTATGAATATCACCGATAATCTCATACTGACTCGATAGGCGTCTAGCCAAGACAAATACTTCTGTGCATTTTGGTTCAGTTAGTAAACCTATATATGGGCTAGCCTTGTCCTCAACAACAACGAAATTATCTATGAAACGCTTATCATATGGAAATCTCATCCTTATGATGTCGCCAACATATATCATCTTTCCATTCTTATCTAGAACGCCAGTAGCATGTTCAACGACAAAGTTTTTTTGATTAACATATTGTATTTTGACGCTGTCTCCTGCAAAGTTAAAAAACATTAACTTGCCATTACTATCAAGGAGAAGAAAATCAGATAATCCATAATCATTGGTTTCTTTATCTAGAACCCTAAATCCTAATTCACGCATTTTACTCCTTTAAATTTAAATACTCCTGGGCTAGCTTCTTCCCATCCACTACACATATTGGCGTTAGTAATGAATAAAAAGTCGTCGGTTTCAATCTTCATCTTTATTTCTCTTAAAAAATTGTATTACCTTTTATAATTTGCCTATTTGTTAGATAGGTTATTTTATCCTCTTCAAAACGATAGTCGTGAATATTAGATACTACCTCATATCTATGTTTGCCACTGGCAGCTAGACGAACTTTATCTTGCCCAGTATAAATTGGTGATAATTCAAAATCGCATTGTAAAAAATTCCACATTACTGCATAATCACCATGATTAACAACACGAATGATGTCATTTTCATAAATCATTTTATTATTTTTATCTTTAATGCCAATAAATTGCTCGAATACTAAAGTAGTGTAGTCTGCACTGTCCGTTAATTTATAATAATCAGAATCAACATATTTATTAATTAAAGTATTAAATATCTTAATATTCTTGTTTTGAGGACAAATATCAACATATTTGAAATTACAAAATTTAGTTTTATGTTTAGCACCAAATTCAGCTTTATAGAGATCATAGTATGTGCGATTATACTTGTTATATACTCGGTATTGTATGTTACGCATATCTAGTCATTTCTAAATAGGCTTTATATTTTTCTTCCATTATTTATTTCCCAAAATATAGCCACCATTTGTACACTGATTGATTTAACTTTTCTTCCTTTAGGTTCATAATCTTTTTATTATTATCCTCATAAACTTCAATCTGTTTTTTAACCAGTTCATTACTGTGAAGCTCAGGATAGGCTGAAACGACAGCAATAGCATTGTCTGGTTTGAGGTCTTTGTATGTCTGACGTTCGTGAGCTAAGTAGCTTGCAACTGTGGCTTGTATTTTAGACTCAATTTCAGTATTTTGTGTTTGATATAATTCAATTTTGGAGTCTATCATTGAACCGCTTGAGACGACTCCCAGAAGACATACAAAAAGCATAAAGATGATGATTAAACCTAATATGGACGCCGCACTTACGTAAGTAGCGCAATCGTTGCCATAACGGCTTTTCTTGTCTATGAGGATTGATATAATCAGGATTGCTAGCAAGAATACAAATATAAGCCCTATCATTACATCTCCCCCATCTCGTATTTACACACGATCTGCCACTGCTCTTTGTGTTCTTCGAGGGATTTTCGAAGTGCTTCTCCTGTTCTGAAATAAATCATTCCTGGATAATATATATCATTGTCGAAGCCCGTCCACTCCTGAGTACATTTACTATAATAGGTACACCAATTCTCTTCACCATAAGAATACTTCCCGCCCTCGACATCGTCTAGGAGCGTCTTACGAGCAATATCATATTTAAGTTTAGACTCAAGTTCTTCTTTGGTTAATCCGTAGTTACCAATACTATAAAGATGATCATCTTCAGTATCTCTATAATCGTTATCGGAAGATATTATTCCAAGGCTATTAACATAGTAATAAGGCCCTCTATATTCTGCTCTACGCCTTTTGCACTCATGTATTTCCTCGAACCAGTCTTTGAGAATGTTTGGGAACTTCTCAAGAGTCTTATGATTGTAAGCCATAACCTCTGACCAGTTATGGTAAAGATTATTATTGCTATCTAGATAGAATTCATCACCAGCCTTGAAAGTTGGTAAATCTTTTTTAAGTTTGTATCGTTTCATTTCATTTTTCCTTAGTTAAAAATTTAATTACTTCTTCCTTTGTCCCCTCAAAACGAGTTTTACTGTGTTTACTGGCGAGAAATCCTAGAGTTAAGATAATAAACATAACATCTACAACCGCAGATCCACCTAAAAACCAGTGATTAAATATAAGTAGTCCAGCAAACATTGAAAATGTAACTATATCTTTAATAATTGAACTCATTAATGATTCATTTATAACTATGTATTTGATCTTGTCATTATCCATGTAACTCTCCTTAATAACTAACCGGGAACATCTCTGATCCACTTGACTTACTAGGCAATATTACAGACACATCTAAGTCCGTAACGCCTTGCTTCATAAGATATCTTTTTGTTTTTAATATCTCGCCAAGATTCTTATGCTGTTTTTCGTGCTTTATTCCATCTAGCCCGACATAACGAATTATGTAGCTAGTTGGGAGTGGCGGTTTTACTTGATTTCTTTTCATTTTGTCTTCATATCCCTAAATCTACTATCAGGACCTTGGCTCAAAAGTAGCTAGGGTGGGTTGAGCTACTCGGATAGGCATAAAGGTACTCAACTTTTTTATCTATCCTGAATCTACGACTTGATCCTGATAGTAGTGTGGCTGCGTCTAAATTGACATTTAACTAACTATTTACTTAAGGGGGTATTTTGCCAGCACCACATTATTATTTTTTCTTATATTCTTCATTAAGCTTAATTAGCTTAACCATATACCCGTTAAGTTCTGTTTTTAGCAGTGTTAATTTACTCATTTTTCTCCTTGATTAATTGTTTTGTTGATTTCTGCATTCCACCAATCTGGATAATCAATCCGTTTGTCTTTAGAAATATTTACGGCTTTTACGTTAAGCTTTTTCTTAATTTCTTCCGTAATGACTTTAATTGTTTTATCTATCCTAAGCACTGGATTTAATGCTTGATAGTTTGCTTTAAGTTCATCTAGTGTCTTACAATTCTGTAATCTATCAATAGCACTATCAACTGAATCCTGATATAGTTCATCTTTATATTGATCTAGTTCACTTACCATGCTCTCAGCGATCTTGCCAGTAGATGAATATCCAAGATTAGACAAAGCTCTACCTATAGCCATTGTCTCAAGCTTCTCGAAGTCTTTATCACTAGTTATTGTCTTTTGAGCTGTTGCTTCTGCATCTGCTGTTAAGTAGATTAGCTCTTTAGATATCCCATTAGTCAATGACTGAATAACTTCTGTTTTATCCCTCCATAAGAAAGCCTTAAAGACTGTCTTATTATTCTCGTTCTTATAGCTTGTTAAGATTTTTAGAGTTTGGATGATTAATCCTAAAAGCCTCTAACCTATCTGTTACTTTTGCATAATCTATACAAATCTTTTTTTCTTTATTTGTTGACTTATCTTTAAAGACTTTTTCGATTTTAGATACTTTGACGGAGTTTAACATTTATTTTTTCTCCTCAAGATCCTAACCCTTACAATTTTAGGATTCCCCGATTGTTCAATATGTATTCTCATTTTTCTCCTTTAAAACTTCAGGTAGATTTGGGGCTCTCATTTTATCTAATCTACAATAGTAGAAATTTGTTAGAATTTGGTCGTACATTAAAATCCTAATAGTAATGTGAGGAACTACAAAAACTGCCCGTTCTGTCTGAGGGTTGAAAGCCCCAAACTTACCCGAAGTTGTTTAATTTTGTTATATTCCAAGTTTTTAAGATTCTAAAACTAGGCGCACCATAGCTGTTTTTTGTTCTATGGAAATTAAAATTTATGCACTTTAATCCCCAACAAAAGAAAAAATCAGGGCGTAATACCCTGATCTAGAAATAAAAAACACCCCGAAAGGTGTATCAAGTAATCGAATTATGGTGCGAGCTAAGAGACTCTAACTCTCG